TCTATGTCAAGGACGACGAGATAAAATCATTCTGTAAAAGAGAAGACGTAATGAATGCATTTATTTATATAATCTTTGTAGAATATGGAAGTAAAGCATTAATCCCTGAAAGTATGAAGGAAGAAATGACTGACTTTCAGGAAGAAGAAAAAGAAGAAGATATATTCTTATCCCTATTCAGATTTGTAGGTGATAAGGATTGGGACGGTGACGAAGAAGACTGGATTAGTAAGGATAAGATAAAGTTCCTTCAAAAGAAAGCTGGTATAGGATTATCACCTCAGAAGTACAAGAATTACTTATTAGGTAAGGGTTGTATTCAAAGTAAGAGAACTGATAAGTATACAGAAAAAAGAGTTAATTGCTGGGTGAACCTTCAAGTTAATAGAAAGAAAATGGAACAAATGGCAGGGTTTCAAGACGATAGTGACGAAGATTAAAAACACATATACATGAATTTCTTTTAATATTTACTTTTCTTATTATTTTTTTTAGCTTTAGTTTTTGAAGATTCACCTTCAAATACTTTTTCCTTTACCTTTACTTTATCTTTACTATATTTCCTGATATCTTCCTCCATATCATAGACATTAGTTTTACTTTTAGTCTTAGCTTTTTTTAAGGGCATATTATAATATAATAAAGAATTAATTTTCAACAATACTTTTTTCACATTTCTCAACAAGATCAGCGGACATAACTTCTCTATGTCTTTTTAAAGTATCTTGAATGATTTTATCAGAAACCTTTTTACGTAGTGACTCCTCTTTCTCAGTAAGCTTAGGACGAGCGACCTTTGTTTTCTTGACTGGATACATTATTTATAAATTATAATATATTATTTTTTTTATTTAATAAATTATAAATAAATGTCGCTCGTAATTACTTCAAATGAAATACAGGGAACAGGAGTAGGATTAAGTGAGTTTCAAAAGCCATATACATGGAGCAATCACCTAGACCAGCCATTAGTGATTCCACCTAATAGTGAAGTTGCAGTTCAAAGTCTTAAAGTTAATAAAGACGGAACAATTACTATTTCACCAGCTCATAAGTTCTATGTTTACTTCGGAGTCAAACTTACAAATAGTATATCTATTGAAGACGTAAGTTCAGCCTTACATTTAGTAGATTTAGGAATTACAGAACCCACAGAGTTTACTGTTGAAAGTCTAGCAGAACAAATAAAGGGTGCTTTAAATAGAGGATCAACTAATCCTGAAATATTTGGGAACTGTGACGTAACTGTAGTTAGAAATCCTGAAGGTACTGACTTTCAAGGTTTTAGACTCAAGTTCGAACAGAGGACAAATGGTTCAGCTGTCAATAATTTACCTACTAACTGGATTAATTTGTATGAAGGTTTCACCTATGGAGAAGGAGCAGGATTAACTTTTAATTCTGCTAGTAATACTTTAAGTCCTATAAATAATTATGCAAACAGAGATAAACAATATTTCAATTATGCTCTAGCAACAGATACACCTCTTAATGCACATGGAGGTGAATATATAGTTGATATTACAAATGCTAGTGGTTCACCGTGGGGTGTAGGTCTGCGTAGGTCTCAAGGTGTAAATGGTTTACCTACACCTGACGAATACAATGTGGCGGAAAGTATGAATGGATACTCAGCTCAATATGTAGATTTTGGTGTGTATGCGATTCAAGATAATATCTTAACAGCTGGAAATAATTTTAAGTTAAGAGCTTTCTGTTCTATTTCAGATACGACAAAATTAGACGAACAATATTTAACTATGCATAATGTAGATTATGTAAGCGGTAATGGTTCATTCACAGGTGTTTATGATTGGTCTGCTAATGGTTCTAATTTCACAAAGGTAAAGTTTGTATTAGAAAATGAAGTTCTTACTGTTTCCATGATAGACGGAGCAAGTAAAGAATACCCACTTCTTACAAATACAGGTGTTTATAAAAAAACTGTAAGTGGTTTCAATACCCCCACAAGATTCCCACCTGTAAGGGATAGTTGTAGAATGTTGTATCCCACTGCATTTTGCGGACAGAATGCTAGTAATAATAGATTCTTAACTATTGAGAAATGGGGAGGTAGACAAATAACAGGATTGACATATAATAATCCTGCTAATGATTGGTGGAGTTATTTAGTACAAAATAATCTACAAGATCAATATGGTAGAGAGTTTGAAGAGAAGCCTATGTATAATATGAGTGACGCTCAAGACCCATTAGTACAACCCACATATAAGGGAATTACTACTAATGTCGCAGAGGATTATGACCATGTCGTTGTGCTAAGACCTGACGATACTTTATATACAGAATCAGAACTGGCGAACAGTGATAAATTACTTGGATTTGACGGAACTATAACCCTTACGAATGCTTCTAAATCTGGATCTAATAATAAGATAAGTGAATACACTAGCTCTTCAGCACCAGAACTTAAATCAACAACTTCTATCTTTGTCAGATTAAATAACCTACCAGTTAAGTCTTACAACGCAGGACAGAGTAGACGTTCTCAGATTGTATATTCAGCACCTAGGTTTGCCTCAGGAACAGATCAATCTGTAGGGGCTTTATTTTACGAAAGCCCAGAGAAAACGTATGTTTCGCTAGATAATTTAGCTCCTATTAATTTGAATACATTAGATATTGATATTGTAAATGAGAATGAAACTCTAGCCGTAGACCTTCTAGGTAAAACAGTTTGCACTTTACATTTTAGAGAAAAACTTTCTAAATAAATTATTTTATATTTATAATTATAAAGAAATTCATGTTGTGGGGCTGGGAGTTTGAATGGGTAAGTTGCAGTAAATATAAAGAGAAGTATTTGAAGGAAAAAGAAAAGAATGCGAGACTATTAGCCCACATAAAAAAATATGAATTAATTCTAAGTGATTGTATGGAATTAATTGAAAAACAGGAAGAGTTAAAATCTGAAAAATAAAATCTTTTTTATAATATAAATGAGTGACTATCCACGAATCTCTATTTTGACCCCCACGTATAATAGAAGCAAGTTCCTTCCATTATACCTATATAATTTAGTGTCTCAATCATATCCTCACAAGAATATAGAGGTATGTATATATGACGACGGTACAGAACCATTTGGTAAATATGAAGAAATACAAGAATTAATAAAACCCATGAAACTGGTATATCATTATGATAAAAACAAAAAGACTATAGGTGAAAAGAGAAATTATTTAGTAAAGAAATTAGCCACGAGTAAGTTTTTAATTTTTATGGACGACGACGACATATACATGAATGATTATGTAAAATATAGTTATGAAACTTTGAGAGATAAAAAGGTTGGACTTGTAGGTTGTAATTCTATGATCTTTTGTTATCCTAAAGACGATTTCAAAATGACAGGTATACGCTGTAGAGAGTTATTTCAGATTCACGAAGCTACTATGTGTTTTACTAGAAAATATTTTAATTCCATGGGTGGATTTGAAAAGAGTTCTCAGGGTGAAGGTGGAAAGTTTATATTAAATCAAAAGAAGAATGTAGCAGTAACGGATATTAATTACCTTATGGTATGTGTTGCACATGACGGCAATACAGTAGATAAAGAACAATTCAATACAGAAAGGAATGACCTTAATGGTAAGTATGAAGGGGACAGACGGTCTATTTTAAAAGAAGTTTTAATGCTGAAATAATTATATAAAATATAGTATAAATGGCTACAAACGAATATACAGACCTGACTATATTAGACTGTAATAGGCAACATAGTATACAGGCTAGAAGTGGGAATGACGAAAATCCAGCCCTATTTACGAATGAATTAGGAAAAGGTATTAGATTAAAAGTAGGTGATAAAGTATCCGTACAAGCTATATATGTTTCTGAAAGAGGAGCTGGTTCAGATACTATAGAGCTTAAAGGAGACGATACAGGGAAAAAGAGAACAATATATTATACAAAAGAGAACTTTGATTTTCCCACAAACATGGAACAAACATATTCAAACGGTTCGAATGCTTTACCTTTAATCACAGGGTATCAAGAGATTATATTTGATAATAATGCGTCATTGACTTATGCTGTTAAGGATAATGAGACTTATATTACAGTTCAATATTATTTAAATAATGCAGGAGACAGCGGACACGTATCTTTACCTAGAAGATTCTGTTCTAATAAAACAAATGAAGATACAGACATGAATTCAAATCAGGGCGAGTTCAATTTAGTAGATAAAGTTGATAGAGGTAGACCATATCACGAAGTACAAGCAGGACAGTTTGTATCTTCAGATTTTATATATTATGATAATTCTGAAAGTAATACTACGAGTGGCTTTTATAAATTAAGAACTGATTGTAGTAGATTTACACTTATGAAAAGAGAAGGTACAACTAAACTTAGAAGAGAGACAATATTCGGTGACGATCCTGACGATAAGTTTGACAATGGCTTCCCACCTATATTAGATTATATATCAGGTGCGAAATATTATATTCATAAACAACCTATCAAGATTTCACTTGGTAGTGGTTTCTCTTCTCCAGATAGTATAAGTCAAGATATAACAAGACAACTTAAAGAAGCTTCTGACCCAGTTGATTTCAAAGTTAAGTATCAAGGTGTAGTAGAACCAGTTACTCAATACGTATCAACTGAGACATTCAAGCCTCAATTATGTAGTAGTAATTACACTATGCAGAAAGAAACATATCAGAACTTTTCATTTGATAGGGACACCGGTGGCGATTCAGAAGAAAAAAGAAAGGAAGACTCATGGGCTTATTATTCTAATTTTTATAATGTATATCATAAGAGACCAGAGATAAGAGAAGCAGGACAATTATTAAATAATCTATGGGGTTCTAATATACGGAATTATAATATTATAAGTCACGAGTTTCGTAGTATAGCTATTATAAGACTTAGCTTAGAATGGAACGATACTAATTTACTTAACTTAAAGAGATTCTTTGATAGTCAAGAACATTACCCAGAGTTATTTAGTAATGAGAACGCTCAACAGATACACCCTCCTATTATAGATACACCCATGAGTGTTGATAATGCAAGATACATACACATGAACACACAATATAACGCTAAACGGTCAGCTTCATTAGGAGGTGATAATATAGACTTTAATGCTTCAGCTGTTAATCAGAGGTCATTACCAGCTTTTATTAAGTTTCAAAAAGAAAATAAAGATAAATTAACTGACGGATATGATAGAAGAAACCTATGTTATGGTTTCGCTCATAGAGAAGATATAGGTACAAACTCTTTTATTGTATTAACTACAGCTCAGGGTGGTTTGAATGAAGCCTTATTTTTAACTAGTGAGAATGGTAGTACATATCATGATATACCAGCTGACACTATCATAGGCTACGATCATTCATACAACGCTTACGGTACAGCTTGTTTAATTGGATATAGTGGGCGTTTAAGATATGACTATCCGTTTGCTAATGAATGGGGTATAGGAGATATTAATATGTGGAGACAAGACCCAGCAAACAATGGAACAAGTCCAGAAAGTTTAGCAACCGCAGAATATTTAAGATATCAATATATAGGTTCAAATAATCCTAGGTGTCAACATGATCCTGCGAGTGATAAGTTTTCCTTTAGTGATTTACACACACCAGAAGTATCAGGACAAGAATGGGTGTCAGCTGGAGATAATGGTTCAGGTGTAAGTCCTGCAGTTGAAGATAATACACAGAACGGAGGGAATATAGTTTATAAAATTAATAAACGTATTAATCCTTATACATATACTCCTGACATGAGACCATATAATTTTTCTTATAATGCAAGTTATTCATACGGTAAAACAACGGCAGGAACTATAGAAAGAATTATAAGTCAACCTAATAGGAGCATTCAACCGTGGGCGGTCTTTGATAGTCAATCAGGAATATTTATAAGTGATTTTGGTTATGATAAAAAAGATTGGGATAGTGGTTTATGGGGAATCCTAGGATTCTCATATAATCAATTTAATCAGACATTAACTTCAACTAATAATAGATTAACACGTATTATAAATAGTAATGTAAATGATTTGAATATACCTACAACTAATAGTGATATTGTTAGTACAGATACAAGAGATTATATTGTGAATCAGTTTGGAGCTGTATATTTTACAACACAATTACCTTCAAGTTCAACAATTAAAGATAGAGACTTTTTACCAGCTATAACTCAGAATACAGAAAGTATAAAATTGACAGCACAGAATATTCCTAGAAAAATGTTAAGACCTTATTATTGCATAAGGTCAGATATTATAGATAGACCCCATTATGTAGGAGGTGAAAACTCAAATGATAGATTAAGCGTTGTAGCTATATGTGATAAACAATATTCAGGAGGAGATTTTTATTTTTCAAGTGAAGAAGATTTTGAGTTTACAATAACTAAAGAAAAAACAATTACAAGTATTACTACTTCTATTCATGATCCTAATCAGACATTTAGTAATGTTAATGACGATAGTTCCGTAATTTATCGAATCCAGTCACAAGTTAGAAATGATTTAAGTGTTGCAGAAGAATTACTGGAACAATTAAAGAAAAAGAAATAGCGTTAAAATCTGAAAAAAAAATCTTATATAATAATATAAATGAGTATTGTCAGAAACATGGAATTAGAGGAAATAATTAGTTTCTATGCAAAGAGAGGTGACGTTGAGACTTTATGTATATTAAGACATATACAAGAAGAAATAGAAAAAAGTATTGATCCAGATTATACTACAGAAACAGAATCAAGTGAAGAAGAAATTCATGATTCTGAAAGTGACGTAGAGCTGGACGAGTACGGAACTGTAAAAGAAGAAATAAAAGTTAATCCTAGTATGAATGGGTTTGAGAGTCTAGCTTAGGGAAGCCAGAGCTGTTCTTGAGTGAAGTTCATTTTATAGCAGACGTATACAGAATAGAAACTGCATTTCTTAGTGGGAATGAGTTCTCCTGTTTCGTATATTAGTTTGTCAAAATGTATTTTACCAGAAGGCGTAATAACTTGTAGGTGTTCTAAATTACCTTTGAATATTTCTCTCATATACTTACTGAAGGTATTGAGAGAGTTCATAATAATTATAAAGGGTTTGTCAAGTTCAACAAACCTTTCTAGCATTTGTTTTTTAATATCAGTTTTAAAAGGAATATTAGTCACAATCATATCATAGTTTTCAGGCTGATATTCTAGTGCATTCCAGTCGTGATTGAATACTACCTCGTGACCTAGTTCCCTGAGGTACTCAGGTGATTTACTTTGAAGACTGTTAAGCATACAGGCTTCCCAGATTACTTTATCCTTAGGGATAAGGTGATTGATATTTTCCCACGCTGACTTAGGAGTGTAATAGTCGTCGTGAACTTTGAAAGTAGAGGAGTCCTTAAAGTTAGCCATTTATATTCTATATTATATTTTATTTCTCTACTTATTATTTGTTATTCTCTATACTTAACTATAGTAATTAGTGTTTAAGTATCTTTAATCCTGAATTATGACAATAAATATACTATAAAACTTAAAAAATGACTAAAATAGACTTAAAGAATACATAAATTACGTAATTTATTATTATTTTAAGTAGTTTTTATGCTCTTTAAGTATAATAATATAAGATTAATAGTATATTATAGTCATTTATTAAGATTTAAAGATAATATTATAATATATTCTTATATATAGATATGATTTACAATGGTTCACATGGTTCTGTGTGTTTTTATTTTAAAGGATTACTTATCAGTAGCTTCCCACTTACAAAAAAGAAAACTGTCGAAGCATACCTGAATCAAGGTACAGAATTAATCAGAGCTAGTAAAGGTATTCCTATTATGACTCAGGTTAAGACCTATAAATTATTTTGCAATTCAATTTACAGGAGAAAGAAAGAAGGTCAACCTATTAGGAGATCAGACCATATTTATTTTTTGAATTGTATTAGTGCATTACTTAGATTACGTATGTTAAAGAATGACGAAATGAATGGATACATGAATTTCCCTAAGAAGAAATAATTTTAATCTTTTATTAAATCCCTTTTAGCGTTTATCTTAAAAGGATAAGGTAAATATTCTTCACCGTCGTCGTTAACTGTTATTGACCTTCTAATAGGTTCGTCGTCGTCCCCTCTTGTAAATGTTATAAACTTTTTTGTTCTCTTAATAACTTTAATAACAATTTTATTTTTTTTTGTGCTTCTGTCGTCGTCTTTGAATGCGTCTTCTTCTGTTCCATATTTCTTTCCAACAACAAATAGGGGATTATTATTCTTCGTATTCATGTTCTTTTTATTATTATTAACATTTTTATTTTTAAGTAATTTATCCGCACTTGTAGATTTTAATTTCTTTTTAGGTTCTATAACTTTGATTTTCTTAGGATCAACCTTAGGTCTACCTGTCTGTGTTCCTGTACTAACAGCAGTGGTTTTCTTAGGAGCAGGTTTCTTAGGTTCAGACTTCTTCTTACCCTTCATAGCTTTTTCAACAGCCTCCTTCTTAGCCTGACGTAACTCTTTCTTCTTTTCTTGTTCCTTCATTTCTTTACGCTCCTGAGCTTTCTGTTTTTGTAATTCAGTTTTAGGTTTAGGTAATACCTCCTCAGCTTTCTTAAGGTCTATAATCTTTCCTCTCTGCTGTTGAGGTTCTATTCTTTTCTTAGCATGATTAACTTTATACTTTTTATCTTCAACTAACTTTATCAAAGCATTAACGTCACCTCTAGCTTTTGCAGGGATTCTTATCTGAGATAACTTGTTGTGAGCTTTAATTAATTTTACTAATTCCTCTGCCGTCAACATTAAGTCTATTTATATTAATTAAAATATTTTATTATAATATAAATGATTAATAAAACTTTTTCTAAAGGTGATATGATTGAAGTCATACGAGCCTATAATATAGATATTCCCAATTTTGCAACTATGGATAAAGCAACCTTGTCCATGAAACTGTGGAGTGAGTTATGTGATATTGAAACTTTACCTCCTGAAACTGAAATATTCAACATATCGAATATAGAAGAATTAAAACAATATCTTATGAATAAGAATCCACACAAGACTTTATCTGTTAAAAATAAAAATAAATTAATGAGGTTTTGTAAAGAAGTAATTGTTTATTGTAATAATGGATATAATGTTGATATGTCTATTTTTCATGATTATGTGGAAATAGAAATGCAAATGAAAGATATTGCGAAATATGGAGATATACCTTCCGTACGTAGAGCAATTAAATTATTTAATAAAGACCCTAAGCTAAAAGAAAAGATAGAACCTATCATTTCAAATAGAATCAAAAAAGAATTAGAATTAAAAAAGAAGCATAAGGTAAAAAGATATTATGGACTAGTAATTAAGGACGGAACTTTTACTGTATGTTTTGATTGACAATCTTACGACTTAAACATTCTAGATATTTCTTATGCACGTATACCTGTTTGACTGATCCCCTTTCTCTGTGGTCGTAATCTCTCACTACATATTGATCTTCATTATAAGTCCATACATACAATCCGTCAGTAAAGAAAAAGTAAAACTTCCATACCCTATCGTCTTCCTTTAAAGTTTTTAAATATTCAATTTTATTATATCCAAAAAAGGTTTCGTCGTAAGTATCATGTTTACAGGTTCTACTTTTAAGCTCACCTATAATTTCATTATTTCTAAAATCAACTTGTTTTTTTTCATTTTGATATAATTTCAATTCATTATCAAAATATATATTTTCATTCAAGTACTTAACAACATATTTCTCACGAATCTTTCCATAGACTAAATCTTCAACTAAGTTCCACATATTATATAATAACTTAAGATTTTTTATTTTTGACTTTAAAACGCGGAAATATTAATTTCTATCATTACTTAAAGATTAAAATATATAATTAAGTATAGAGAATAAAATGAACTTTGAAATGGAAACCGTTGAATGTTTTACCTGCGGTTGCGAATATACTGTATTCCAGAATAACGACTACGGCTACTATAACTGCTGTAAGGAATGCGGACAGAATAAATATGAGGAGGAACAGGAAAAAGAACTACCTGTTCTCCCTAATGATATTTTCTCTCTGATTCTCAATATCAGAGGGGAAGAAATGAAAAATGATTTATACAAGAAAAAGTTTAATAACTGTATTGCAGATATAAACTATTTAGGTGAAACTATGTGTGACGGCTGGGACGAGGAAGAGTGGGAGAACGACCACTCTGACGAGTACTCACACTACTATAGAATTGAAAATATTTTTGATACTATTACTGACTGGAAGATAGACGAGGCTCAAGAGGACGCACTTGACAAATACCTAGAAAGTCAAGAAGCGGACTACTCTACTCACCCTTCTCTTCTTGCCCTTTCTTAATGTAAGTATCCATAGCAACTTCTTTACTGTGACCCATAATAGCATTGTCTTTTTCTAATTCCTCTTTCATATCAGCATACTTAGAACTTAAATATATTTTTCTCAACATTGTAGTACTTATACTTTTACCCATGAATTTTTTTGTTGTCTTAAGTAGTAATTGTGTTAATGCATTTCTACTTAATGGCTTACCTGTTGAAGAAGTAAACAATACACCCATACCGTTTATCCTGATATATTGTCTTAACAATCTTTCAAGGTCTTTCGGTATATCTATATTTAATTCTTGATATTTACTTGAAGTCTTGTATTTGTTTAATACCATATACATGGCATTCTTATTAATTACTAAATAATTGTTTTCTTTCTTTTCACTATCACTTAACTTATTATATGCACGTTTATTTATGACTTCCATACCAGCAAGATCATTACGTAACGGCAACCTAGTATAAATATTAAATAAGGTATACACCATAATTAATTGTTTATCTTTAGCCGTTAAATCTTCTTTTTTCTTTAACTTTTTATCTTTAATTTCTTGACCCATTTCTGATATCATTTTGTTTACTTCTTCCATAGGTACAAAATTGTTCTTTTGTTTATCACTAATAACACCTGTAGCCTGTTCGTCTTCATACTGCTTATTCAATTTATCTCTCATATCAGTATATTCTTTGATAAGGTCTTCCTCACCTTCTTTATCCGCCATGAGATACACAACTACAGCATTCAAATAATTCCTACGTGTTGTATAATGTAGTTCTTTTAATTTATCTTCTACTTCGTCCGTCTTATCTAGAAAGTCTAGATCTTCAGTGTCAAATAACTTCATTAATTTCATTAAATTAGCTCTATACATGTTTATGGTAGAATCCTTTGCATTAGGGCGAGATTTCTTGAGAATATCTGTTAGTTTTTCTTTATCCATTATATATTAAATAAGATTTTTTTTTTAAATAAAATAAACGGACAAAAGTCCTAAAAGTCCTAAAATAAAATGGAAGTAAAAGTATATTTTGAATATGGCGATTATAGAATCCATTATTCTCTGTTTTTGATTTTTACTTTTTCACGGAATATTTTTTAGGACTTTTAGGACAAACAGGACAAAATAAATTATAAAAGAAATTCATGTTCAACTTATTCAAATACAGCATCAACTACACCGTCTCTAATAACCATACGCTTCTCTAACTCAATGTATACACGCTGAGTCATAGGTAGTTCGTCTACTGCAAATCCAGAATACTTAAAGTGAATCTCAAGACCACGACTATCTACACGCTGTCCGTCTGGGAAGCGGAACGCATTGACGAAGAACTGTCCTGAAAGTTCACTTTCAGCGTCAAGTGTATATCCCTCAAACTTAGAAGGAGCAAGTGAATTACCCTGACGAGCATACATTTCACGAGTCACGTGAGGTACAGCTCCTTCTGTCTGCTGAACTCCATGATAATGAAGTGCGGAGTTTGAACGATCAATAGGGAAGATAAATGCGTCATTCTTCTTAATATTAGCTGTGAGACTTCCATATTCAAAATCAGAACCCTCACTTCCAGTATAGGTTGCGACTGCTCTGTAATCATTCAATAGAGTCATTTGATTATGGTCTTTAACTGAAGAACCACTCTTATCAGTAGTAACCATTACGAACATTTTAGGGACACGTCTACCAGCACCACCCACGTTACGCACTAAGTTCTGTCCTTCAGCTACAGAAGAAATAGTTGTCTTTGTGAGACGTGGTTCTAGGAAAGTGTACTGGAAATCCTTATTAGCACTTGCATATCTATTCATAGCTTCACCGTCTAGGAAAGTGTAATCAGCAATGAGACGCACGTCGTCTTGATTGAGTTGAATTGCTGTATCTTTGTCTGCTTCAAGTGTAGCCTCAAAACAAGCTCTCTTACCTACAGTAGAGGCTAATGTGAGTTCAATCTGAACCTCCTCTTTAAGCATAAATAAAGGTAGACTTACAGAGCGGAGGCAAGGTATAAGCTCGTCAAGGGAAAGGGAGAAAACTGGAGTAGAGTTTAACTTCTGGAAAGTTTGCAGTTTCATGTCAGTGTCAGTTGAAGCATTAGCAACCGTGAACTCACGACCTAAATCCATTCCGACAAACTTAGACGTATTTGCATTATCTTCATATACGACAGCATTAGAAATAGCTCTACCGCTTACATATTGTTCGCGATCCTTGACTACCTGCTGGTCTGTGAAAAGTGACTTGTAGTAGCTGTAGTGAGACCAGTCGTCCACTTCACAAATAGTCTTACCACCAATCTTAAGGGTTGCTCTCTGAATAAGAGAACCAATACCTACGCCTAGTGGAAGGAAAGAATCTTTAGAAGGCGATTGAAATGAAAAAGTAATACGAGACTTAGGATTTAGAATACCTTTATTCTGAAGCTGGAATCTTAGGAAAGTATCAGAGAAAATAACAGGTTCAAGAATATCAGTATCTATACGCTGTTGAGAATCACTTTCTTCACCACCTACGTCTTGAAGGAAATCAGGAATATCGTCTTTAGAATAACTCATTTTATACTAAATGAAATATAAAAAAAATAAATAAAAAATATTATTTAATAAGTGTAGAAATTACTGCATAACTTGAATCTGTCCGTTGTTGAACATGAGAGTCTGTTTCGCGTGGACGAAAATGAATGCGGAAACTGGGTGATTGTCAGTGAGAGCTAGATTCATTTGTACTCCAAATGCTTCATTCATAAAGTTTCCACCAGCAGTATCAGAGCCTACCGTATCGTATGCAATACCTAGGATATAATTGAGACCACCATTTAGGACACCATTATCATTAGAAGTCCAGTCTTTATTTGTATTAACAGGAGACATAATAGTATGCGAAATCTTGTTAAACGGAATAATTGCATTCATACCGTTACGAATGACCTGAGGATCAACCTGCTTCTGTTTACTGGTTTTCTTGTAAATAGTATCAACATTATAGTCAAGAGGATATCTCATTCCACCCTTAGTAAATACAACTTGAGATAGGTCAGCAATAGCACCGTCACTTCTAGTAGGTATTAGTGTTGCCATGCTGTTGTGATTGAGAGAGTTGAGGTGAGAGCTAGGAATAAAATTCATGAATACACTATTGACACGGCTGAGACCTAACGAGAAATTAATATCAGCATTCGTAGAGTTAATGGTCTGATAATATCCAGAGAAAGAATTGTATTCCAGTTGACCTCCAGTCGTAGGCATATCTTTAGGGTCTGGTTCATGAACCTCACAGATTAATTTACAGTTGAAGAGTTCATAGAAAGCACCTAAGAGATTCCCACCACTAGCGTCTCCATTATTGTCAAATAAAACTGCTGAACTAGGGGCGAGGTGTATATCGATTTGCAACCCACCAATTCCAGACTGTGCTGAAAGATTTATAGCGGAAGTCCCAGTTAGGAGTCCTGAAGGCAGGTGAATACAGAACTCATTCGCGTTATCAACAGTTCCAGAAGCAGAACTTTCCTGTACTACAGAACTCATTTGTCCTTCAGTTGAAGGAAGGGTAAGACCTGACTCACCATAAGCTCCGATAAGGTGTTTCTCGTCTGAAGTGGTGGGAAAGAATGTAGAATAGAACCTGTTCGCGTGTCTAAGGTGTTCGATTGTTTGTTTACTTCTTGCACTAGATAAAACTAGCTGGTCTATACATGACCATACACCAAGACGACTATCCATTCTTAGTCTATCACCGGTGCTAACAGTTCTAGCGGTGTCCGTGTATGCGTTGAACTGACCTACAAATCTGACAGAGCGAGGAAGGAGCATAGCCTCCTGCTCTGAAATCTGAAAACTAATAATGGGTCGACCCTCATTATACGAAAAGGAAGCATTGTGATTTTGAGGCTTGATCTCAAGGTAGCGGTTACTCATTTTATACTATTTAAAATATAAAATAATTCTTAAAAAGATAAATAAAAAAACTTTACATAATCATGAATTTCTTTAGTATTCAATAGCAACACTATCACCCTTAATCATAATTCTCCTTAAATGGAAAACAAAATTATTCCATAAATGATTTTTAGTAGGAGGGGTAGTTTCCTGATAATTGACCTGAAGATTGAAATCCTTATTGCGTGTGTCATATACACCTTTACCTAATGCTAATGCACGAGAAACTAAAAAGTTTCTATTGTATTCAGAAAGATTCTTAGCAGAAATATCAGATTGTACCAGAGCTTTCGTTGTCTCTATTAATTGCTGAGCGTCTATAGAAGTCTTAGAAGAAGTCTTAGCACAGCGGACAGGTCGCGACGGCTGGAGTCTTCCGTCATAAATAAATTGATAATCTGTAAGGTGGTCTGAAATACCTCTCATTTGATCTACTGCGAATAAAGTCATATCTTCAGCATTACCAGTTCCACCTATATCGTATGTCTGGTGACCGTTCATTAAATCCTTTCTGTGATATACAGTTGCGTCCGTGGGTTGACATACAATAGCCTTCGCCCTTGAATTAATTAGAGGAAGTCTAATATTAGCCACAACGTCCGATTTATTCTGAGAATATTTGTAATTTTGACAAGACAAGATATCATGGACAATCATACCATTTTCTTTCATTCCACTCATTACAGCTTGTACGTATGAACTTCCCATATCTACTTCCTGTACTACAAGTTCCACGTTTGAAAACTTATAATTAGGTGCGTATGAAGTTGTCCTTGTATGTAGAGTATCTGAATACATAAACCACCCACCAGCTATATCTGAACCTGAGTTTAAGTCAACACTGGCGGTCAGTTTAACTTCAAGCAATCCACCATTAGTCCCACCATTAGCGGTTGAAGAAGCATTTATTTCTTCAATAACAGCTGGGGCTGAGAATGTGGTATGGTAAGAGTTTGTAGGGTCTACTAATCCTACACTCTCACCCACCACAAAACCACAGGTCTCAGGAGTTAATTGAGAGTTAGTCTGTCTTAAATAAAAGGTCTGGTGACCTGAACCACTAACCCAATCGTCAGGTGCGGTAGAACCATTGATAGAATGGAACTCAGGATTTAACTTAAGTCGTCTGTTTCTCATGACAGTGTCAAGTGGACGTAAAACCTTGAATGCGTCCTCTAAGGTTATGACAATTTCCAATCCAGTCAGCATATTAGCCCATACCTTAGAAGAGCGGAAAATACCTGTTTCTAATGGTATGCAAAGTTTAGTAGTAGTGAACTCAAGATTCTCAGCTACTTTATTTCCAGAAGCATTTCTCGTCTGGGTAAAGTATGGATTAGTAGCAGTGCAATCAGCACAGCTAGAACGTGTAGTTCCTAGTGTACCTCTGGTCTGAGGTTTCCATACAGTAGCACCTTCAGTTAAAGCACGTTTGTTTTTGTCACTATCATTAGTATCATAATCACGCATAATTCCTACCATGGCGTTGTAGTTTGTAATCTGTTCTAAAAGTACTGATCCCTTCTCTGCTGAAGTATATATGGAAATATCTTTAATAATACTAGAACCAGCAATAGTTTCGTCTAATTGAAGACATGTCTTATAGGAAGCATTTGCGTCCTCCTGAACTAAAAAGTCACCTTGAATATAGCATTCGTCAGGCTTAATAAATGCTGTAGTGGGTGGAACTTTAATTCTTAACTCTTGACCTCCTTGAAAATCAAGACCATTTAAAACACTGATAGATTTTGAAGTTTGCTCTATGGGAATGTTGCCCTCAGCTTTCCAGAATGAAACACTCATATATTTTATAATAACTATTATATAAAATATTTTGAGTAAAAAAAAATTATGAAAAATAATAATGAACATGAATTTCTTTTATTGTTGCTGTCTTGCAACCCCTAATCCTCCAGCTTGAGCTGAGGTTACTCCTACTGCTTCTGTTCCTAATCCTGCGGATTCTTTGTCTTCTTCTTTCTTTTCGTCGTCTTGAGCTTGTTTCTTCTGTGGGTCAACGTTCATTGCTCCACTAATTTCACTTTCAACTCCAGAACCTAATGTTGCTAGTGTACCTAATCCCTGTAGAGCTAATCCTAGTGGAACACCTACTCCAGTCGCCTCTAAACCTAATCCTACTAAGTCTGCTACTGATCCTCCTATCTGAAATACATTACCAAACTTATCAGCGGTAGACTTCTTAGACCACCCACCATTTTCGTCAGATACAATAGCCATACCTAATCCAGCTACAGCTCCCAATCCACCTACACCTTTCAATGCTTTAGCTCCAGCCTTACCTAAGAATCCTGCTGATTCACCTTCAAGTTCCGCTCCAGCTCCACCTTCCGAAGCTTCTGCCGTTGTTCCCCTAGGTGCTTCAACACTTTCATTTACTTCTGGTGTTTCAGTTGTAGGTTTGTTAGATTGTAGACGTTCAGCAGTTTCTCCTAAATCTTGTCTTGCTTGATTTACTTTTTTACCGATATTATTAGCCGTAGCCTTGTATTTTTGCATAGAATCAAAAGTCGCAGTAGCATGTGCTAGAGCAGAACTACCACCTACAGCGTCTTTAATCTGGGTAAAGGTTTCAGCGTCGTCTATATCTTGTTCTGCTTGTTTTTCCCTGTCTCTATCGTCAGAAATATCTTTTGTAATATCTCTGTTCTGGGCTTCAACACCGAAGTTATAACTTTTTAATTCCTGTTTGAACTCAGCGTCTCGTGTTCTATCAGCACTAACGAAATCCATATTTTATAATATTTAAAATATTTTATTTAATATAATTAAATAATTAATCATTATGTTCTACTTCAACTTCTTCTTCACTCTCTTCCTCCTTCATACTTTCAAGAGGATATATTTTCTTATCAAAATTAATCATTACTTCAGCAGGGTTCTCACTTAAGTTCAAAGTCATGAAATTATATTTCTTTTTTGTTGCCTGTTTGTATAAATCCCTGAAGTTCTTATCGCCACCGTACATTGAAGAATACTCCTCTGACAGCTTGTCAAGTTCCGATTCATTCTGTAGTCTACCTATTAAAATCCAATTTGCATTAGCTCGAATCGTAGGACTAACCTTTCTAAATAATTGTGTTGATATCATGAGGAGCTGAATGTTTGAGTGCCTATAGCGACTGGATATATTATTTAAGGCGGTTGTTTTTTCACCTAAACAATCGTCAAGAACTAAACACACTGAAGGTTTATCGTCACCATAAGCGTCCTGAGATTTTACAAGATCATATATCATATTGTCCGCATAGTGATCTTCACAATCAAAAGCTTTCTTAAGGAAACGACTCGTTTGATCGTTATTAATTGTATTACTAATAATCTTTACATAGTCAAAATAATCCTGACCGTAAAAGTTTTTATTTAATAACATATTTGAAATTATAGTTGACTTACCAGATTTCGTAGGCATTACTAACAGGACACAGGAAGGAGGGGCTGGTAAGTTAGGGTGTAATGGTTTTACCTTTTCTTGAGGAGGGTCAACAACTTTTAGAATCTTTAGTTTCTTACTCATTATTTATATTATATACATTATATTTTATTTTATTTATTTTTAATAAACACAGGATTTATATCAACACCTATATAGTTCCTATTTAATAGCTCACACCTTTCACCCACTATTTCGTTGTGGTGAGTCATATCTAGAATTGTGTCATGCTCCTGTGAATATGTTTTTATAAAATAATCTATCATTTCGTCGCTTCTTGTAATACCATTACCTTTACCTTTTCTTATAGGATATTCTAAAAATGTCGTAGGATATTTTCCCTTGTGACCTTCTTCTTCAATATATTCATTATCTTTATTCACACCTTTATCTCCCCAGTATGCATTCTTACCTCCATATTTTACATTTCTTTTTTTAACAAACTTTTCTCCTATCATTTGTGGATTATAAGTTCCACGTTTTTTATAATAGATAAATATTTCCTCCATAGTTCTTAGGGGCTGATATTTAGCTGAAAAGAAACCTGTTGAATTATTCTTTTTCCATGAATAATTATATTTAGGTTTTTGATATTTTATTAAATCATAAGTAAACGGAATTGCAGAATGAAGAGCTATGATTCCATTAGGTTTCAATACTCTCCACATTTCAGGAAATAATATATCCCATTTCAAAGTACTATCCCATTCAGCTTTAGTTTGTGAATTAAAAGGAGGATCAGTATATATAAAATCAATACTATCAGTTTCAATTGTTTTTATAACTTCATGAATATCACCTTTGATATATGTTGACATTTATTTAGATTTAGATTTTTTTTTAATTAAATGAACTTTATCTATTTTATGAGCTTTACTTTTAGGATTTAAAGAAGCATAGACCCTAGCATAAGCCCAGCGTTCTTTTGATTTAACATTAGGTCTAACTGAACTAGGGTTTGATTTAAAAGCACCAATACCTTTATTATAGATTGTCTGAATACCTTTTAATTGATATCCTGTTATTTTTGATATTTCTTTTAGTGAATGGTCTTCCTCTTTCTTGAACCCATACTTACGATTGAATTCATGTTTATACGTCATTTATAATAAAGGATATAAAATTATTTTTTAACTTGAATACAAAAACTTACACAACCGTCTATACCCTTCGCAATAATCTTTTGATTGTGTTCTACACAGAACTCGTCTACAGCTTGTCTTGTACCGAAGTGATAATACTCTTCAGCTTTATCCATATTCATTTCATAATCATGACCCATAATATATCCGCCGTTTTTCACTTTTTTATATGATAATTCAATATCTCTTTTTACTCCTTCGTATGAATGATCTGCGTCTATATAAATTATATCATATATATCGTCTTTTTGTTCTGATAAAAAGTTATTAGTATATGCTTTATAGAGATTCACATTTTTATTATTTTTATATTTATTATTCAGATATATTAATTGATTTTCTAAATCACAATAGCTTACATTGTTTCCGTCTACGTCACCACTACTTAATGTTCCCTGAAATAAATCAACACCGTCTATAGCTCCGTAATCTATATTCTGTTCTATAAAATCTAGGAACTCGCCTTTGAAAACACCCAGTTCACATATTTTAGGTTTATTAATATTTTTTGCAAACTTAACAATCATATCATTTCTAGTATCATGAATTTCCATATCTGATTTGAAAAATATATAATGGAACATATTAGGCATATTAGGTTCAGGAATCTTTTCTAATTGTTTGAATCCTCTGTCTAGTAACCCCTTGATAATCTTGTCATAATCACAAGCCTCAGGTCTATCTGTCTCAAACATAATCAATTCTAATTTATCAAACAGTTCTGGGAATTGATCGTAAAAGGTTTCTAGATATCCTTCACAATCCGCAATCAGTACATTAAAGTCTACATTAGGTAATGGAAAACATTCAGTTTCACTATCTTCAGTTTTGATAGTATGAGTTGCATATCCGTCACCAACAACTTCACATTTCTCATTTCCTATAATTCCTTTAATAATATTAAAATCAGCTTTATTCATTTTCATGTTATTCTCTAAACATTCCCAGACTCTTTTGTCTGGTTCGACTACATAGTGATTCTTTTTATCTTTTAACTTTTTATTAGCGGTAATAGATACAGAACCATATCTCGCACCTAGTTCTAATACCTTGTCTGTATCCTTAATATATCTTTTGACTAAAGCTTGTTCTATAAACTCCATATTTAAATTAACTGGATTTCCATGTTCATTTAATAATTCTAATGGTAATTCATATTGACGAACATTTCTCATACTCTTTAAATACTTTGATAAATCTTTATCATACTTAATATTGATATTGAAATGACCGTTCATATCTTTAATACCTCTCATTATTTCCTTTAACTTTTTATCACTACATTTAGGAATGAAAATATCAATAGAATCTTTAGGAGGTTTATGGTGTGGTGCAATTGTTAGATTATTTAATTTTTCATAACTATTAAATGTTGAACCCCATTCATGACTAGCATATACTTTACCGTGACCTGTATACTTCAATCCTGTATGGTGGTCTGGTAAGAAATAATATGAAGGGAATATCTTTACCTCAGGATTGTCACCGTAATAGTTAACCATTTTAGTTAACAATTCTGGGCCGACTGATCTCCACGCAGGAGAAGTAATACGGTTATTCATTATATAATCAATACAGCCTTTTACTATTTTATGATTAGGAGGAAATCCCATAACAGTCGTAGCACATAGGTTAGGTCTTGCGATTTCATTCTCCCAGCAGAAGAAAGGTTCATTCAACAAGAAATCGTCTAAAGGTTCTAAACTTATTATATCAGCGTCAATAAATACACCTCCATATTGTTCTAAAATTAAATATCTATACATATCAGCTTTACCATTCAACTCTTCCATACAATCAATTTTAATCTGATATTTCTTTTTAATCTTTAATCTGTCTGCAATAGTCTTCTCGTCCCAGAAAACATAAGTGTACTCAGGGTTCATTCTCATGACAGAGTTCATAGCATTCCTAGGAGCTGGTTTATCACCTATCCATAGTTGATTAATAATTTTAGGAACTTTCATTTATAATATAAGAAATAAAATAATTTTAGGGATTTGAACTTTTAGGACAGGTGTCCCACTTTTTTTAGGACACTTTATTTTTTAGGACACAAAAACAGGACACCTACTTTACGTCTCTAACCGTCATAAAACATAAGAAACAATGAATAATTATATATAGTAAATATTAAAGTGTCCTAAAAGTCCTAAAAAATATTCAAAAATGAAAAAATAATTTCTAGAAAATAGAAAAGGGAGGAGTGATATTTGTATTAGAATAATTTTACTTTATTTTGATATATTTTCTGGGACAGTCCTGTTTTTTCTGGGACACCATGAATTTCTGGGACACTTTAAAATAAATGACTAAAGAATCCAGCGTCACCATATTTAGCGGACTTAGGTGGTTGAAGTGCATTATTGATTACGTTCATATTCCTTTGATCCCTACTTCTCTGTGCTTCGTCTTCTTTCTTCTTTGCTTTCCGTTCCTTTCTAATTTTATCATATCCTTCTATTGCGTCCTGCTGTAATTTTCTAATTAATTCTGGGTCTAAAGCTTGAAGTGTTGAGGGTAGTGTTGAATGTACATGATTCTGTGGTTTATCAGATACTTCTTCTTCTAATTTTTGAACTCTTTTAACCTTAACTTTCTTCTGTAATTCTTTCTCTTTATTTTCTAGTTCTTTCATTTTCTTTTTCTCTTCAGCCTTAGCCCTACGTACTGCTAGTGCTTTTTCACGACCTTTTCTTAGAGTTTCCTTCTGTGCTTCAGTCATAACTCTTTTCTTCTTTTCCTTAGGTGGTGGTTTATCCTTCTTCTTTTCAACAAAGATATCTTCTTCAGGTATAGTATCCTTAGCCTTTACCTCAGGTACAATCTCTTCAATGACTTCTTTTACCTCTGGTTCTGCAGTAGACTCCTCTGTGTCACTTTCAATCTCAGCCTCAAGTGGTTCTAAATCTTGCTCTATTAGTTTTACAACAGGTAATATTTCCATTTATTCTAAGAAATATAAAAAATATTTTCTTAAAATTATTAAAAATTACTGATAATTTGTTAAAAAGATAATCTAATAAAATCCCCACCCCCAACCTTTATTTATATTCTCTTGTTCATGTTTTTTCATTTGTTCTCTATCTCTCATTATTTCATACAGTCTATTTTTAATAACAGCAATATCAGACCGTATACTTGATACGTCCTTAACAAGACCAGCTAATACGACTTGTACTTCTTCAATAGGTTTTACAGGTGGGTCTCTTGTGTCAACATTGTCAAGGTCTCTCCTAGAGGTAAAGGGGTTCACAGCCATATCTTTTATATTTTAAGGAATATAAAAAATATCTCTGGTAAAAATATAAATAATGAGTGAGAGTGACGCTGTTGAAATAAATGGTGGAATAAATGGTGGTAGACTGCAAGACTTCACTATAGATCAATTAGCAGGTGCGACAGCCTTAGTATTAGGTAGTGTGGGAGGTCTGCTAATGATAATATGGAAATCGCGGTGTGCTTGTAGAATGAGAGTGGGTTGTACTGATAAGTGTTATATATTTGATTGTGAAAGGAAACCTCCACCTGAACCTGATTCAGACGAAGAGAAACCAGAAAAGAAGGGTACAAAGAAAAAACCTAAACCAGTTCCAGTTGCAGAACCTCAACCAGAGCCAGAGTTATTACCATAATATTTTATGAGACCAGTATTTCGCAGTATCTTTACTAGTTGCTTTTCCATGACGTTGATAGTATGCTTTCTTTCTTTTAGGGTCACCGTGATCTAATTTAGAATATCCTCCCAGTTTATCTTTGAACTGTCCGTAATCTTTATGTCCGAATCCAATCTTTTTATATCCTTTTTTAGTATCAGCTTTAACGTAGACCCAATATTTATTTTTTGATTTAGTATCGTTTTTCCATGGTTTATAAAGAATAGGTTTACCTTGTTTATCTAAGGGCATTATAGTATGTAATTTATTTTATTTAAAAAAGGGGGAAAATTAAATTACTTAAAAAAATATCTATTATTAAATATAAAAGAAATAAATGGGAGATTTAACAGACATTCGAATCAAAACAATTCTCAATCAGTACGAACGCAAACGCATGAAAGAAAGGGAAAGATACGAGAGGCTAAAGGATACTGAGGAGTTCAAGAATAAGAATAGGGAACGTGCAAAGAATCATTATAATTTAAATAAAGAAAAAAAGAAAGAAAAGTATGATAGTAATCGTGAATTCATGAATGCAAGAAGTTCTTATTACTATTATAAGAGAAGTGATAGGCTAGATCAATTCAAAGAAAAATATCCAGATAAAGTAAAGATTTTAATGGAAAAAGATATTTCTATTTAATTTTCACGCAATTTTAAATTAGCGGTTTTTTTAAACTTTTTTTTATTTTAATATTTTATGACGTATAACAGTCATAAACTATTTCCTTTAAGTGTAATTCTTTAAGTGTAAGCGTAGATTAAAACTACTTAAAAAAATAATATCTAAGTATAAGTATAAAATAGAATGAGTGAAAATAAAATGGAAAAATTATTATCTACATATAAAAATATGAAAGCCTTTACCATATCTGAGAAGTATGATTTTATCAATGCTAAAAAACTTCTTAAGAGTGATTTACTAGACGACGAATACAAAGGTTCATTAAGTAAGTATCTAAAACATGGTAAGAATGGTAGAGTTGAAGTTGAATATACTGTAAACGATATAGGACGACTTCGTATCAGAGTTAAAGGTATGAAAGAAGGTGAGACAAGTATAGCTCAAGCATTTATGAAGGGTATATGCAAGTCTGCCCTGTGTGGTAAGTATTATCACGATTTAGATATGGTGAACGCTCACCCTACATTTCTTCAACAGGTTCTAGAAAGTAAAAGTATTGAATGTCCTGTACTGACAGCATATAATAAAGATAGAGATTTATTTTTTGAGGATATGTCAAAGCAGGGATTATCTAGAGACAATTGCAAGATTCTCATTATGAGAATATTCTATAATGGATCAATTGAAGCATTCTGTAAAGAACATGAAGTAGAGAAAAAGAATATTCCTAAGTATATTCTAAAGCTTGAAAAAGAAATAAAAAAGAATAATCAAACACTTCTAAACTCAAATGAACTATTACCCTTCAGAATGAAAGCTATTGAAAATAAAGGTGCTGATTACCACAACATAGACGGTACAGCTATGTCATATTATTTACAAACTATAGAATGTAAATGTCTTCTAGCTCTTAGAGATAGTCTGAAGAAATATAATTACAAAGTAGGAGCATTAATCCACGACGGAGTACACGTTGAGAAAGACAAAGACAAAGAATTAGACGACCCACAGACGATATACTTTATATGTAATGAGATATTCAATAAGACAGGATTCAAGGTTGAACTAAAAATTAAAGAGTTTCAAGAAGTAAAAGAATTAACTGATATGATTATAATTCAAACTGATAAAGAAGGTGGTGATATTATCACAGAAAAATTAAAACATGATTATGTGATAAGTCAAGAAAGAATCTTTATGAGAGTAAATAATGTATGGACTGAAAATGAAAAGGTAATCAAAAGAAACCTAATCAAAGAAATAGGCAATATGGATATTTTTATGCAGAAGGGAGAAGAGATAGTTCCTTATTCAACTATGAAAAAGGGCTGTATGGATATGTTGACTTATGTAGAACCTACTGAAGACGAAGATTTTGTAGATAAACTATGGACTTCTAACTTAGGTAAGTTATGTTTTAAGAATGGTTACTGGGACTTTAAAAAGGCTAGTTTATGTCCTTATGAAGAAGACTTAGATATGCATACCACGATCAAAATTAATCGTGATTTAAATACACCTGACTTCAAGGTTGTCAAGGAAGTATATGATAAAATCTTGAATCCTATTTTCAATAAGGACGAAGAACTTATGGGGTGCTGGTTGAATTACATAGCACGAGGTCTAGCAGGTCATATTGAAGATAAGAACTGGGCTGTGGGTATGGGCGAGAGAGATTGTGGAAAAGGTGTTCTTGTAGGTTTACTTGAGAATTGCTTCGGAGAATATTGTAGAAGTACTAATTCAGAAAACTTCTTATTTAAGAAGGGTCAATCTGATAGTGCGAAAGCATTATCATGGTTAGTCCCTTTTGAGTTCAGAAGATTACTACTAACTAATGAAATCACTATTGATAGTGAAGGTAAATATAGAATCAATGGTAATACCCTTAAAAAATTATCTTCTGGTGGTGATAAGATTGAAGCACGTGTCAATCATAAGGACGAAATCAATTTTAAGATTCAAGCTAGGGTATGTATGTTCTGTAATGACCTTCCACCTATAGAACCAGCGGATACTAAAGAAACTTCATATATGTTCCGTTATCCTTCTAAGTTCTTGAATCCAGACGACGAGAGATTAGGTAAGCCTGTATTGAGACCTAAAATGAAAGAGGTTGACGGTAAGATTGAATATGAATATGACGAGAATGGTGAAAAGGTTATGACTAATGTTTGTAATTTCTACGTGAAGG